CGCAGATACTTCAGCAGACAACCAAGAAATCGACCTTTCGGATTATATCGATATCGCCGATAACGAAGCGTTTGAATTACAAGATTGGGATGTTATGCTTGATCCAAACTCAGGAAGTTTGACGGATTTATTCCCTACCGCAGATTCAACATGTGTTTTCCAGTTAGCAGATTCCAACCTTGCATCATTTGTTTCAGACAATCAGAGAACTTCACTAGGAGTAGCTAGAATTAGTTACAATGTAGCCAACCTAACAACCGACAAGAATGTATCAATGTCTCATGACAATGACTTCTTTGAGAATCTAGTTGTTAGCAAGACTCTATGGGTTCGCAATGAATCTACTACCGGGACACTAACTCACACAATGACTCTTCGTGGAAGGATCGTTAAACCATCCGCTAAGGACTACATGGCACTTATTTTGACACAGACCGGACAGATTGCCGCTTGAGGTGACTGGAATGGTTAAAGTTGAAGGAACTCTTGACGAGTTGCGTGAACTGTTTGTAGAAGGTGCTAAGAAAGAAGCACGCAAACAAGCAAAAGAAGCCGGTGTGAGAGTTGTTCGTTCTACTGCTAAAAAAACTCGTAAGGTTGCTAAGTCTGCTTGGCAGAAGTTTATCGGGCAAAAGAAGAATCAAATTAAATTTAAGTCTGGAAAGCGAAAGGGACAACTCGATCTCAAACGAATGGGAGTCGCTTACCGAAGAATGCAAAAGAAAAGGTGAGTAAATGCCAGATAGAGTTTTCGATGTAGATTTCGGCCAAGTAGTTCAGAACGCACAAAGAGCCTCAGGGGAATATCAACCCCTTAGTGATGCGGAAGGTTTTCTTTTAGCCACTGATGATTCTACTGTCTTGGCTTCTCAAAATGGAAGAATAGCACTCTACCAAGAAATAGATCTAGAAGTATTAGTGAAAGAGAATAGAGTATTTGCACCATATGCAGTGGAAGTACAAAGACCTTGGACTGCCCCTCTAGGTTTTGATTTGAACCCAAATGTGGCTACAAGATGTTATGAATACTTGTATGTCTTTAGCGCACCACTGGCTAACCAACAAATTTCAAGTTCGGTTGGAGAATTTTTCAAAGATCTTGGTTTGGATTCTTCAATAGGAAATCGTGGATCTATCACTGCGATCCCTGGGGGTTATCAAATTCCTGATAACGCCCAGTGCATATACGCTCAATCAACTATTTCTGTTAACAATCTTAGCGTTGCTGCTAGCGTATGGAATGGGCTTTTAGTCGCAGATGCCCCACTAGCAACTCCTCCAGTGCAAGGCGATCCTTACGCTCCATTGCAATGCGCAGAAATGCAAGTTAGTGAAGTTAACAAGTGGGGTTCATTACCTGAAATCATTGGCCCTAAGTTGTATTGTTACAGATTTATTGAATATCCATCTCAAGAATTGAGTGCCTCTGTCTTAGGCCCTGACAATCCAATATTAAACGGTGAAGGACTTATGCAAAGGAATCATTCTAGTCTATCCATTAAGATCATGTGCAGGGAAGTTGAACTATCAGATGGAGAATATATCATACGAGCTGCAAATGCCTACAATAATGCAAATGCAGATGATGTAAACGAATCGTGATTGTATGTCAACACTATACGGAATAAAGCCTAACCATTCGTATGGATCTGAATTTAACTTTGACAAAATATATGGAAGTTATTCTAGTTTCAAACAATTCGATATTAACTTCCTTAACTTGCCCGTGTATAGAGCAGATACTAAGCAAGAGTTCGTAATGGACTCATTTCTCTTTGTAGGATCATTCCTTACCGGCGGTACTTATGGCGGACTTAAGTTTGCATTTAGCAAGTTAGAGTCAGATTGATTCAGGTATCTTAGTCGGGTATGATTCCCAACCGCAATCAAGATAGTCAGGGCATTTTTTAGTTACTGAAATAATCTTAGTCTTTTCATGATTGTATTGATAATTAGTTTGACACTTTAGCCCGCACTTATAACACTTCATTCTTCTTCACTCCTAACTTCATCATACTTTGAGCGCATTATTTCTAGATCGCCCCATGGTTGAGTTACTACAACCGCTAATACTTGATGGTCATTAGTGATAACAACATGTCCTACTCGAATTCCACAATGGATAATTGGCAAGTGGTGACTCATTCTTCTTCACCTAGCGGATTGCTGTAGACTTGAATATCATAATTAGTTTGCTTTGCGTTTGTTGCGTCTATTGTTGCTGGTGTTATGTGAACAGCAAAATGACAATATCTACAATACATATTTAGATCAGGATATTGAAAAACATGCGTCCCTGCTTTATGCCAATTTGTATAATTAAATTCCATTACACATTCACACTTTGGACAAGTAGGATTAATCCAACCGTTCTTATCAATAGAAATCATTCTAACATCAACTCACGAATTAGCATAAGAAGTGATTGCGCCATAGGGTTGTTTTCTGCTCGGTGATGTAGCATTCCCCATAATTGATGGGTTGGAATATCTGCAGCTGCAAAAGCATCCTTTCCATCAAGTTTATTTCGGATTGCACTCTGAATAAAACTAGATCTCTTGTTTAGTTTAGACAATGCTTCTAATTCTCCTACCATTTTGATAGGTAGAAGGACATTAATTTTCGTTTTTCGGCTCATTGGGGTATCTCCTTTCAGATAGGGGTACACCCACCCCTATAAGAAACCTTGGAGAAAAGGCCCACTGCGGGGTAGAATTGGCCTTTGCGTCAGCCCACCTGTTCAAGATAAGGGATTGCATTAGTTTATAGTCTTCATTGTGGGACATCCCATCATGGCAGCCGCTAAAACCAAGAATTTTCAATTGACAATTCGCATCGACGCAGATACTTCAGCAGACAACCAAGAAATCGACCTTTCGGATTATATCGATATCGCCGATAACGAAGCGTTTGAATTACAAGATTGGGATGTTATGCTTGATCCAAACTCAGGAAGTTTGACGGAT